TAAAATTCATGTTCAGATTCAATTAAGTTTTTACCAATTGACTGTCCACCATATACACTATCTTGTCTTGTGTATAAAGTATCTTCTATATTTTGTTCATTGAATAAATTATGTGAATCTAACCCTAAATTATCTGATAAGTTTTTTAATAGTAAATCTGGAACGTTATTAATACCATCATATGTAACATTTCTCATGTTAGCGATGTTATCAATATATTTCTTTACCCTATCAAAACTTTGTCCATATAATTGAAATATTGTTTCTCCCTTTTTGTCATTTGTGTCGAATTCAAATAACTGTGGTGCTGCTAAAAATCTAACAACTAAGTTAGATTTATAATCATCTATCTCGTCAGCTAAATCACTTAATTTTGAAATGTAATCATCAAAATCTAAACCTACAGTTTGTAAGTTCCATCCATCTAACGCTAACGGCCAATTAACTTCAACAGTAATAATATCTGTTGTTCCTCCATCAGAACTATCTCTTGGTACTTTAAAACTTGCCTCGTATTTTGGATTGGTTTCTCTATTAAGTAAAAGTTCTTCTAAGTCATCTAAATTATTAAAGAACTCTTCAGTTACCCCATTATTGGGTCTAATTAAAAAACTATTTGTAGTTCCTGTAACTCCACTAAATGGATTACCTGAAACCTTTAAAGTAATATTTGTAGTACTTGTTGGTTCGGAATATGATAATATATCATAAGTTGTTCCACTATAATCTACAACGTATTTTTTATATGTGGAATAAAAATTTCTAAAATTGTTACTTGTCTCACTAATCGTTAAACTTTGTGGTTCGTTAATAACAATATCAAATGGATTATATAAACTTGATTTTTCTATCTCAAACTGTGTTGTTTTTGATATTGTATCGTATGTGATGTTCTGTGCAGTATAATCTGAAATTCTAACAGGTATTGTACCATCAACATAAAGAGCTGCTGGAAACTTTTTTACAATTCTTGAAATTGATACGTTTAATCTTTGTTTTAATGAACCGAATAAAGATTTACCGGCATCGTCAGTACTACCTTTGAATTTAATACTTTCTTTTTTCTCTGCAACACCGTCTTGTGTAGTTACAGCAGTTGTCTCTTCTTTTAATGAATCTAACGTTAAGAAATCCGAAAATGGTGACGTTTTAAAATTTTTACTATCTCTTTGTGGGATAATTTTATCTAACGCAAAATTGGTATTGGTTAATTGACTGCTACCGTCGGTAATTTGTACACCGACTAAACTATCACTAAACGTTTGTAATCCATTCGCCGCTTGGCTTGGTACCTTTGTAAATTTTGCCATTATTCGGTAATGTTGTCAAAGTCTAAACTTTCATCAATGATTTCTCTCTCTTCTCTAACCTCATACATTGTTTCATTGAATTCGTCTTTAACTTCAAACAAGTTATATTGTTTGTATATTGCGTTATTGTTATTATTATCATAGATGGTGTAGATACCCGGAGTAATCGCCTTCGTTTGATTACCGTAAAGAGCGTGAGCCAATGTACTTGCATCGTGTTCTACCATTTCTATTTCAAGTGTAGTTGGGTTAAAAAATGTATTTGTTAAAATAATGTTTTGTCCTGGTTGTCCAATAAATGGAACCACGTTTGGTCTACTTGATGGTGATGACGATGGTGTTATTGTTAAAAAAACCAAATTTGATGTTTGGTCTGTATATTGATAACGTATTGCTTTGTCCGTTGAATTAGACAAATTTGACACTATTGGTTGACAATAAAATGAAGATGTAACAACTCTATAAAAGTTTGGTATTTTTTGAAAAGTACCATTTGTATTAATATACTCAATTCTATATCCAACTAAACCTTGTGGTGTAAATCTATTTCTATATGCAGCAGGTACGTTATTTAAATCAATAACTAAACCCCTTACAGATGGTAATGACGCTAAAACTCCACAATCTGTAATTGATGTTCTAATTTGTTTTGGTCTAAGATGTAATGTGTAAACACCAAGTTCTGAGAATTTCTCAGATGTTAACTTCAAATTGTATAAACCTCCCAAGATTTCATTTCCTTGTACATTAGAATCGTCAACAGTATTCTGATTATGATATACCGGTGTTAAAACGTCCTCAGCATTTAATCTTGTCAAGGTAATTGGTGCTGTGGTTGTTCTACCAGAAGTATAATGATATAAAATCTCAACATCTTCTGGTGATACATCTGCGGGTCTTACAATACCATAACTTCCTACTGCCATATCTTTTTATTTATAAATATAATTTTTATTGTTTTTTCACTTTAAAATACCCACCACTATACACACTTAGTTCTCCCATGTTATCAACTTCACCTAATCTTAGGTTCACTTCCATCACTCCTTGTTTACCTCTTTCAACAAAAACATCAGAATAAACGGTTGGTTGTTCCACAAATCCCAAGAAATGTTCGTTTCTCGTTAATATAGAGTCATATATCGTTTCTTTAGTAAATCCCGAAGTATTTCCTGTTATCATCGTATAACCGTCCTCATAGTCCCTATAATAAAGATGTTGTGAACCCATTGTTTGCCCCGTATATGTAAATGTATAATCTTTGTATTTTAACCCTTCATTTGTTGTACCCGTAGTTACTCCAACATATTCGGTTGACCCATATTTTCTTTTTTCTTCAATTCTACTTCCACCAACCGCTAAAAACGTTGTTCCGGTATAACCTGTAATTACACTTATTACCGTCCCGTTTGTTGTATAACCCGTAGTGGTACCAGATGGTAAATGTTGTTCATATGGATATGGTGTGATTGGTGACTGTCCCAAAGTGGTATTATCGTGTTGATAATAACCCGAATCTCTAAAATCTAAAAAACTTTGTGTTACCGAATCGATAGATGAATACGTACCATCTTCCAAAAGGAATGATGGGATAACGAATGACATTGTTGCAAAACTACCGAAATTTGACATAATTTAAATTGTACACTAGTAAATATCTTTACTATGTATTTGGTACAATATAAACAATTAATTACTTTTAATAAATGAATTATTCTACGAACCAATAAAAATTAACATCTCTTGATAATCCTGATGGGGTATATGTCAATCTATACGCTGAGGTGTTAATTGACTGGTCTGGTGTATAAGTACTTCTTGTCATCCCGAACATTTGTAAAGTTGTAGACCCTATAATACGAGCACCTAAAGTACCAGCTAAAAAAGCTCCTGTACTGAGTCCACCTGATGTTGATACGTGTGTAACTGTAAAATCTGTCTCACTTATAAAAGAATAAACATCCGTCTCCCCAATTATTACTTCATAACTACCACCTCCACCATCACGTCCACCAGCCGCGATAAAAGTTTCAGGTGATGCTCCATATGTGGTGGCTTCTATTGGGCCTGGTCTATATGATTGTAAAGCCTCTATTGATATATTAATATCCGCCGAGCTACTACAAACACCAGTACTTGTTACTCTAATTGTAACATCTCCCGGATTAACCGTAACATTATATCCACTTATTAATGATGCTCTAGAAACACTTGTTGCGTACTGAGTACTTGTACCCAAATGATCAATAATTGCCACTGTAAAATTATTTGCTGCCGTTGCCAAATTTAATCCCGTTCCTGTTACTGTTACTACTGCCATATTCTATAAATATTTGTTTTTTTTTTGTTTTATTCTTTTTTTTAATTAGTTAATTTCTTCCAAATCACTACAGTTCATTAAACCTAACGATGCACACGGTGAAGTGTAATCACTACAAAATCCACCAGGTTCAGCTTTACACGAATAAGTAGTAGTACCTCCACCACCTCCACCAGTTGGTGCTACATAAGGGTCGTTACCTCCACACCATTGGCTATTATCACATTTTCCACCTATTCCAATTACCATTCCAACATCTTCAACAAATTGGAATCCAGAAACACCATATCTAAATGATACCGATATGGTACTACAAATGTTAATTAATATACCTCCACCTGGACCAACAGCTTGTTCGAAATCACCATAAGGTCGAGTAACGTATGTATTATCAGTTTTTCTATATTCAATATATAAGTCTTGACCATTATTCGTTAACATACTTGTTGGGATGTAAATACTATAACAATTTCCTATACAAGCAGTAGTACCAACCACTCCACTAGTTGTAACACAACCATTAGCATCGGTAACTTCAAGACAGTATCCATATTCATCAATACTACTAACAGAAACAGATGGTGACCCTGAAGTTACACCTGTATATGTTCCAACTAAAGTTCCTCCACAGGT